CTGCGATTACTAGCCGCATTATCAATACCACTATAGTCAACAGTTGCAGTACCTACTTGAAAATCAACATCAATAAATTGATTTGGGAAATTAGTGTCATTCCAAACTACCTCAGTTGCACCGTCCATTACACCACCATCTGATTCATATGCTGAACCAAAGGCGGCATCAACGATTACAGAGTCCATCTTACGAGCCATAGCCATTGACGTAGCTTCTGCATAAGGTTGGAATACATCGTAATTCATTCTACGAGTATCAAAACCTTCTACAAAGAATCCGGCATTTTTAGGTTGTGCCGACACTCTCCTACGTTGATGGGATATTGCTTGAACAGGTGAATCTGCAAAACGTGCAACTTTGTCTAGTGCTTCGTTAGTTCCGATCTTATCAATGAACTCGGCAACACCTTGACAGTTTGGCTTATTCGTCACGAAATTACGGATTCGTGAGGTCTTTTGTTGAAGCGCATGTAATACATCAGCAGAATAGCGATGTATATACGAGGTTTCAATGTCATAAAAATTAGCCATGTTGTACCTTTTATAGAAATCCTATGCACTTATGTGCATAAAGTTAAACTCACTCTTACCTAGAGATTATCCATAAAGGGTCTCAAGAGAATTTTCAGCAGGGCAAATGCTTGTCTGCCTATTGTCTCTTGTTCGGCTTTATCCTCCACTATGGAGGGGTGATATTATCTTACTCGTTGTTGTGATGGATATGCCGCTTTAAACAACCTATCCATTTTTTTCATTGCTGTAGTATGATTAGGATCACGATTATCACGATATGATTTTGAAAAATCCTTATCTGCATATAATGCTTGAATTTCTTCCTGTGCAGATTGCGGAGATAATTGTGATTGTCCCAAGCCAGTTCCTACTGCAAGAGATTCTTCTCCTAACATTTGTCCTATCTTAGAGAAAGCCCTGATCATATCAGGATGATTACCAAGACCTGTAGTATCTAAGACTTCAGACAACCCCGGAGAAGCAAACTGTGCATAAGCTCTTTTGGCATAGTCCATGTTACCATCGAAATTCTTGCCCCATTCACGTTGCAAGCTAATAGTAGTTTGAACTTCCAAATCCTTTATGTCTTGTTGAAATGTTTCTGCTTCTTCCTCTTGTATGTCGCTATAAAGACCTAGAATATTCTCTGCCTGTTCTTGGCTAAGACCATTTTGATGTGAGAATTGCTTATAACCATCAAGAACTCCCTCATCATCTTCACCAAAATCATAACCATCTGCATATTCTGGTCTTCCGAGTTGATTGTATAGACCATCCCAACTTTCCCCCTCTTGCGGAAGGGAGATGAGATTGTCGGGGTTTCCTCCAATTTTCTTGACTGCATTAACGTAGGACTTAGCGAGTTTGTCTACTGAGTCAAAAGTTTGGAGACTAGGTTCATCCCTTAAACCTTCCGGCATAGAGGATGCATTAAATGCTAAAGCCGAAGATTCGCCACTATCAGCTTGCCCTGTATCTTCAGGAGCCATTGCTTCTTCTGACATAACTATTTATGTTAAGGGTTATGCTCGTCTTTCTACACGAGCCTGTTCCTGCATGTCAATTCTTTTCCTAATGGCTTCCAAATCTGCACCAACGAGATTTATGATCTCCATTACTACAGTTCTTTGACCTTCCTGCCATGCAGATGTATAGGGGTCTTTAGCATGAGAAGTTCTAAAGACAAAGTGTGCATTAGCTAAAGCCGCTATAACATCCTGTCCTTCTTCTCCACTAAAAACCTCTTTAAAACGTGTACGCTTCTCTTTTTCCTGTAACCAGCGTGTAATCATGCGGCTTCTGACCTAAGTGATTCAGCTTTTGCCATTGATTCATTTAATTGACCAGCTACTTGTGCCTGTTGTAGTTCTTGCTGTTGTTGTTGCTGTCTTTTTTGTTCTTCAATCATTTGTTCGACTTCTTCCTGTGTCCTCAAGTTAGAAGTTGGTATTTGCAAAACTTCAGCAGTATTCTTCAGGATTTGTTGTGTATTAAAGTACATTGGTATTGTTTGATCTATTTGAGCAAGTGGCATAATCATTTCAAATAGCTGATTCATGGAACTTATCTCACCTGATCTCATTGCAATTGATACAGGATTTATATATTCTATCTTAAACTGATTCTGCATTTCTTGAGGCATTTCAGGTAGTTGATAGGATCGCATCAGTATATTAACTGTTCTCCTGATAAGTGGATCAAGGAATTCACCTTCCTGACGAGCCAGAATTGGCCCAAGTATTGGCATTCTTTGTCTCATCCTAACAGAAACCTCTGTTGCACTAAATCTCATCACATCACCATCGGGTGCAACTGGCCCCGGCAACTCAAGTAAGTCTAAGAAGTATCCTTCCCTGATATTTGCAGTACATTTTGCATTTAGTTTCTCTGCATATTCAGGTCTTGCCCTTGTTGGAACTTCAAATATTTCATCCTTGCCCCCTAGCCCGACTGAATAGTAATTGATTGCATCAGGTGTAGTATCTAGGGGGTCTAAGAGTCCAGAATCCGGCACGAATAGAGGCGGAGACACCGCTTTCTGGACAGCCTTTAAATATGTTCTATCAATTTCAGTAATAAGTCTTATATCGGGCATTATCTCCCAAGTTGGCCCTCTTCCATATATTTCTCGATCCGATCTTTCCCATCTGGCACAGATATAGGGCATTTCCTCATATCCACCAAATGCTAATATTTGTTTTCTTTCCTTTAAGTAATGAGCAGAGACAAATGGTTTCTGGAATCCTTCTGGAAGATAATTCTGTGCTGTCCATGAAGGAAACACGGCATGTACTACATCATATTCATCTAACATTTTTGGGCCGAATCCCTTTTCCACTATTTGCTCTGGTAGAGTTTGGGGATCAAACCTAGAAACTAAATCTTTTGCTGTTTGTTTATAGTTACGAAATATTGTGTCAATCTCCATCTCACTTCCGCTACCCAATATACAATCCGAAAGAGGAAAATTGCGATAGCGAGGGCCAAAACCGGGCTGGTCTTCAACAAATATGATACCAGTTCCGAAAGACCCTGCTTCCAAGTAATATTGGAATATTGCACTTTGGAAATTTGATGCTGGTCTTGAGACATGGTGTTTTACTATTTTAGATGCTTCTTCCATCCATAGGGCAACATTACGGCTTTTATCTAATTCAGCAATTCCTGTAGTCAGTTTAAACCATTCTGCACCCATTGGTGTAAAAACATTGTGGATATTTGATGCAAAGCGTTTCAATAATCGCATTGCTGTTCCTTCAAACGCCATACCCATTCTATCATCACCTTTAGAATGAGTAGTAGTGAAGTCAGAACGATGAGGCAAGACATACTCTGCCATCTCCTGCCATTCTCTTTCCCAAGTTCTTCGATTATTTTTTAGCTTTTCATGGTGTCTGTCAATTACAGCACCAATATCACTACCTTGTTGCTCTTCAGCCATTTTATTATGCAGTCAACATTGTTGCCGATTGTCCTGCGGTTAAGTTTGCCGCACCACGACCAGCTAATGCTTTTCTTTTTGCATTTTGTGCAGTCAAAGCCGCTTGCGGATCAACTTCTTCTGCGGATAATACAGGAGCCGCAACTGGGTCTGCATCAGGGTCTTTACCCTGCGCTCCTTCAACCATATTTTTAAAAGAGCCACCATATAGTTTATTTGTTATATCTCCTGCTGTACCACCGGGGCCAGCTTTTATTGTTCCAACAGGGTCTTGAACTGCCTCAAGAGTATCACCAATAGTATCTCCTGCTGATTTAGCTACTTTCTGTATAGCTTTAACGACACCTCCACCTCCACCTCCACCGCAGAATGCAACTTCGCCGGAGTATTCATAGGATTCTGATGAGGTTTTAATTAGAGAACCATTTCTCCATTTGTAATTTACTTCTGTATAGACTTTCATATTAACCTTTTATTTAAGTGTTATAGTTTCTTTCTTAACAAAATACAATGTTCTTTGTATTCTTTCAACATTTTCTTCCATCCTCTTCTACCATATATGTCCATGTGGCTACATCCATTATTCTTAGACCATTCTTCTAAAACATGCAAATGGTAATCCAGCCATTGTTCTAATTTACTACCTCCTATACTAACTACACGACTTATTTTATGTCTAAGATACAATACTATTTCAATTATCACTACTGCAACAATATTCTTAGTTTCTATTTCTCTAACTATCCATAAGATATAATATCCATCTTTCAACAATATTTTTATATCCTTATGATTTAGAAACTCGCAATCTGTTCTTTTTATCTCATCTTTGACTTCATTCCATATATTATCAATTTCATTTGTATCATAAATAACACTTTCAAACGTATGCCCTTTCTTGATGACCTCCATAATAATCGTATGTATTAATTGCTTTTCTTGGTCTTTTCTTAGGACGACCTGTACTTGCAAACTTCAATGATTGAGATGCATATCTGGTTGCACTCATTAAGTCATCATGTACTTTTACTATCTTACCATCTTTCCTATGATACATCCTAAGTTCCTCAAACCACAACCTTAAATAATTAAATACTTTGAATCGTCCAGTTTGCATTCTTTGTAAGATGTCCATAATACCCGGTTCAAGTGCAATACCACCATCTGGATTCTCAAAGTGTTTATGTGCCATATTTACTCCTTGCTTGCGGTACAGTTCCGCTAATGGCTTGCCTGATCCCTTGTCATGCTGTGATCCATCATGAGGCCACACTACTGGAACCCAGTCTCCTCTTTCTTTTATTGCCGCAGAATGAACAACAGGTGTTTCAGAGGATTTACGATAGCAATCATAAACGTAAACCGTATCAGTATCTCTATCCCATGCTATCCAAACTGCGGCAGTAGGATGATCCCATCCAAAGTCAATGCCACATAGACGAGGCCAGTATTCAGGTAAAGCAAATGGTTCTACTCTAAGGTCTTCTTCACTTATAGGAAATACAAGTCCTGAACCTAGAACTGGTATTCCTTTTGAACGCATATCCCTTTCATGCGGAGGAAGTGCGGCTAATATCTCTGCCTTTACATCTTCATCTAAGTGTACCGCATCATCCCACGTTGCATGATAAAGTGCCTGTGACTGTCCCAACTTTGTCATAAACTGGGTTACAACTTCAGTCATTCCGCTTTCAGGAGTAAATGTCATATAGACAATACCACCACTTTTAAGTGCGGCTCTTAA